TAGCAGCATCCGGGCTAAAGTCTGCCAGTTCTCTGTCACCATTTCACGTTTTCTCGCTACCCGGCGAATGAGCAAAGGCATTTGCTCTTTTACACTGGCATGACTGCTGGGAGTGTGCACCCCGAAGGCAAACTCAGGAACCTCGGAAACGTCCACAATGCAATAGAAAAGAAGCTTCAGTAAAGCTTCTGCATCACCAATTGTCGATTGCGCCTCGATAAAGCTGGCGTCCTCTTCATCTGTGAAGATGAGTAACTCATGGCCTTTCAGATCGATGTTTGCCTGTTCGCCCCGCTGGACCGCCTTAAGAGCTTCCGGGAAGTTGTTGGCCAGGAACGCTTGCACGTCCCGAAGCTTAAGCTTTAGCCTAGGAGTGGAGTGCATCTTGCTACCCTGCATGGCGTGAAGCATGACGTCATGGTACGCCTTTAGGTAAGGCTCCACCGCCTCCAGTTCACTTGTGCCGTATAGCTCTGTTTCCTCCGGCTCGTTCCTGAAGTGAATAATCGGAATAAACCCCCATGGATTAGGTCTTGTTTCACTGGTTAGGCCTTCCGGCGCATCTCCCTCTACATTGACAACGATTCTATCGGCCGTTATTTTCTGTGTTACAGTATATTCCCGTCTTCCTTCATCCCATTTACTTCTCGCTTTAATTGTGTACGTAACAGGCTTTCTAGTGATTGAATCTATTTCTATATCTGCTATCTGCTCCGGAGGGATGATAATATAATCAATCCTGTTTTTCTCGTCAGGGTATAGTGGGTCATCGTTCTCCAAGTTGGCCAGCATCACAAAGCAGTCCCCGTCTCGCAAGCTCAGCTGGTGAGTTCGCTGCATCCGGCTAACCCAGCGGCTAACATGTTCGTCCAAGACCTCTTGGCCCTCCTCATCCTCACACCTGAAATGCGGAACGCCCATAAAACCGGCCAGCGTGTTTACAATGGGCTTTGCAAAACCGGCCCCCAGCTTGTAATCATCATGGGTGTTGTGATACAACTGCCGGGCCAGGTCATAGTCAACCCGGCTACTGTTCAGCGCATAAGGCACGCTCCAGCGGCCAGTAAGGAGAGCGCCAAATCTGCCAAATATACCCTGCCTGAGTTTTGATATTTCGCCGACGGCTTTCTTTAACCATCCCTGTTTAGCCATATAACTTTGCCCCTCTCAATATCTCTATGCCAGTTGTATTGGTACTTTTATTCGCAAACCTAATTAAGGCCTGTGTCATGGCATCTACCTGGTCATCATTGGCCCCTTTGGGGAAAGCGGCGCATTCCTCGATAAAATCATGCACCCAGGGTGCTATCTCAGGGTGAGGCAAGTAAACATTCCCGGCCTCTATGTCCGGAGTAGCTAAATGTGCCCGCGCAACTTTACTGCCCCGAGCAGTAACGGGAATGAGGCCCGAAATCTCGTTCCTCAATGTTTGAATAGCTGCTGGCCCGTTCGCTGCATCTTCAATGAGCTTTCTACGTGCCTGCGGCCACTTAGCACTTAAAGTGCGGATAGCGTTAAGTGTCGAAGGGAAGTCAAGCCGTGCCCTTATCTGATCCATCAAGTACTTGTTGGCACCAGCCCGGCCCCACACCTGGCCGACGACATAATCATCCTCGTCCCCACCCTTGAGGTTTAAGTCCCATGACTGAATAACTTCGTCCAATGAAGCAGGCAGCTCACGGTAGAACTTCCACCATGCACGAAGGAATATCTGCCCTGCGGCCGGTGTCGGTTTTTGCTGATAAAGTGCGTTCCATGTGTAGCTGCCGACTTCAACCTTCTTTCTCTCAGCCCACTTTTCGTCATAGCCGCTTTCGGGCCATAACGCTTCACCCATTGCCCGGCCCAGAGGGTCGCTCTTAGGGTCCTCGCAAATAGCAGGCAAAGCGATAATTTCCCAGCCTTCCGGGTTGATGTTGAGTATCCGGCCAGGCAAGTCATCCTCGTGCCAACGTGTTAAGATGATAATTATTGCAGCGTCAGGCTGTAAACGTGTGAGCAACGTGTTCTGCCATTCGTCCCACAGTGCGTTCCGATAGGTTGCTGATTCTGCTTCCTTGCGGTTCTTGATCGGGTCGTCTATGAGCAAGAGATCGGCACCCTGGCCAGTAATACTTCCCCCCACGCCGACGCTCAGCATCCCACCGTAATGACCGGCAACTTCCCAGTTTGTCATAGACTTCTTTTCACGGCTGAGAGATATGCCGAACAACTCTTGACCGAACTCGTTGAGCTTCGACCGGTTCGCTTTACCAAACCTATATGCCAACGCCCCGGAGTAGCTTACGGCGATAACACGCCGGTCAGGGTTACGGCCAATAAAAAATGACGGGAACGTTTCCGTTATCGTCATTGATTTTGAATGTCTCGGCGGCAAGAAGAACATTACACGCTTTTTCTTGCCGCTTTCAATATCCTGCAAAACATCGCATATCAGTTCGGTATGCCTCGCTGGAATGTAGAATCCACGATGCGAATATTCAACATAAAAACTATAATCGTTCCTTGCTAACTCTATTTCCAGTTCTCTGTCGGAAATTGTCTCTAATCCTATCGGCAAGCTCTGGGGTGTTAATGATTTCCTGGATAACGTGGTACTTTTGCTCATTGGTCGTATTCACCTGCGCTTCAACGTCCATGTCCAGATGTTCGGTAGATTCGCCACGGGCTAACCTTTCAATCCTTGCAACATCGGCAAACGATTTTGCACTTGCAGTAGCAAGCTTAACTAATTCCTCAAGCGGCAGATGGCTCATATTGCGTAACTCCGGTTCCTGCTCCAACCGGCGAAGTATCGCCACGACCGGAAGCATGATAGCCTGGGAGTAGCTCTGTGCCTGAGTGGCATGGCGCTGGCACATTTCAACGATCTGCGCTCTACGTGCTGCTTGCAACAACCTGTCTTGTTCTCTGTCCCAGGCACGGGCACGTTCTTTCCAGTTCCATTTCTTAGCCGCCATTTTGATTGTATTTGGGTGCTTGTTCAGTTGCCTTGCTACTTCGGAAAACATCCTGTTATGCCCCATTTCCCTATAAGCAACAAAATAATGAAAAGCCCTGGCCGGTTCGCCAGGTTGCTGTTCCCACGGTTTTATATCATCGTCATACATCAAACTTTCCTCCCTTCATTCTGGGTTCAATCCGGAACCCAACCCTTGCTAAAATCTTTCGCTGCGCCCCGAACACGCATACCGGCACTATCATAAAGCCTTTCAACTTCGGCCTTTTCCATCTGCATGAGCAAGCGAACTTCCTCGAAGCTAAGCCCTTCTTCATCTACCAACCGGCGCACGATACTGGCCATGGCCAGGATACCGTGCTTACCCCTGGCCCGGTTATGCCGGATCGTGCTCATGATCCTATGCCGCAACGGTGCGGAGATCCTAACAACCGGCACCTTGCCGCCGGTCATAGCGAACAGGTCTTTGTCAGCCGACACCATCCAGCGATGGAACCCATCAACTATCTCGTTGTCCTCGGTGACGACGATAGGTTGTGTCCAGCCGTCCTCCAAGATCGATATCTTGAGCAGGGCAAGCTCTGGGCTGGCCACGTAGTTCGGGTTGTAAGAATTACTATGCAGCTTTGAACGGTCAACCCATTCCACATTATTGACCGGCTGTGCTGCTGTCCCTTTCTTCCGTGGTTCGAGTTTTATTTTTGTTATAGCTTTCAGCCGTTCTTCTTGGCTCGCCGTTCTCTGTGCCATGTTCTTACCTCCGATGCAAATTCCTTTGTGTCTCTGATCCTGAACCCTTCCTGCTTCCTCATTTTAATGTCACCTTTTAGTGCGATCGATGCTATCAAATTCCAGTCTAAACCAGTCAGGGGATGCGCTCCATATTCCGGGATCGGCTCACCTTTGCTTTTCTTGTAATGCCTGCGGATCATCCCGTCGATCCTACGGGCTATCATCTTGCGAATCCTCGGATCAGAGTGCTTGGCGATTAGTGAAGCGATGAACTGCTTCCAGGAAACATTGTCAGGTTTTTCGAGCTTTTCACGTCCGCTGGCAAATAGTTCCGTGCGCCAATACATCGCACTGGTATTCGCACAGTCAACCCTGCGGGTCATCTTATCCCAAAGCTCTGGGAACAAGTATTGCCATTCCCAGTCAGACCGGCCCGACTGTTCGGCGAACGGTGGGGCTACCCTCTGATTATGAGGCGCCAGGCCGAGCTTGTAGAACATATCATAAACTTCGTTGTAATCCCAGCCGAATTTGTTGATCGCTGTCCAAACATCTTCAGTTTTCCAGTCATAGATAGGCTTACCGAGGGTGATATGCCCTGACGTGCGGCCTTTCTTTGGATCGCTTGATAGGTCTTCGTTGAATACGCTTCGACTGTAAGGGATTATAAAGTTATCCTTCTTCCTTCTCGTAACGCTGCGGTAGCGAATCATGCTTTCTTGTGCCCGGATGCCCATAACGGCACAAACAGTTCCGTCTTTCGGGTGGAATGTGTATTCCATCCCCGCCGGGATACTCTGTGGTGGCCTGAATCCATACGGCAAATCTTTTTCCGTGGTAGCCCACGGTGGCATATCCCTGACCCACAGGTGTTTTTCGTTCTCACCCCACTGCGTCCAGTAAGGCGAATCGTGGGATGCGCCCAACCTATTAGTTATCTGAACGCACAGCCAGCGCATGTCAATGTCAGGGTGATCGAATAGCCGTTTGCAATATGCTTCGGTCGTGGGTGCGATAATTTCTTCATCGTAGAAGTCAACCCGTAGGGGCAGCTTACCACGCTGTTTTGCGACTTCCAAAGCGATGTTCAATACCGCGGTGCTGTCTTTACCACCGGAGAACATCACGACGACGTTATCAAAAAGGTCGTAGATGCGGTGCATGCGTTCGATAGCCAGCTCATAGACATTCTTATCAATAGTTACCTTGTCGTAACAAGCGTTCATTGTTGCCCCTCACTTTCTGGCTATGACATATTAGCCTGAATATACCGGGAACAAATATAGACCAGGGCTTCGTTGACATTCTTACCCTGGCTCTCACGGACAATGTTGATCGCTTCCATGATGTCGTCTTTCTCTGCCCCAGTCACCCGTAATTCCAGCCTGGTATATTGTTCTATGGCCCCCAAATCAATTTCGCCGTCAAACGCATTATCCAGGCGTTTCTATTACGCTGCCCGAACTACCGCCTTGCTCGTCCGGCAAGTCTTCTTCCTGGGTCAAAGAATCGCCTTCCGTGACATTCGGAACAGTATCCGGTATGTCTGCTTCTTCACCTTCACCTTCACCTTCACCTTCATCTTCTGTATCTGTATCAGAAAATATGGCTGTAAAAGTATTCTCTGCACGTTGCAAACTTTCGATCATGCGGAGGTTTTCGGAGATTTCTTTTTCCGTCAAGCCCGTGGCCAGAAGGTCATACCCCAGAGCTTCAAGCTCCTTCAGGTTGCTGACAAGGAGATCGGCGTCCCATTCCGCTTCGTCGGCCAACCTGTTATCAGCGATGGAGTATAACTGAGCCTGTATGTCGTTCAGGTCAAGTTCCAACACGGGTATCTTATCGATCCCCTGGGCCTTGGCAGCCTTGACCCTCTGGTGCCCGGCGATAATGCCCATCGTGCCTCTCTGGACGAGAACCGGGGTCGTCCAGCCGAACCTCTCTATAGACTGGATGAGCTTCTGCAAGCCGCCTTCTTTCATTATCCGTGGATTATCGAATTTCTGAACAAGGTCATCCGGATTTACATATCTGATCTTCATGCTGCTACCCCCTTAAACCAACGGCATATAACTGCAATAGCAGGGCCACGTTCTTTGATCCCCTGGGAACTCTTAACAATGTCCACGGCCTGCTTGACGATGGCTTTCTGCTCCTGGTTAAGGGAGAATATCAACGGTACAACCTCATATTGCCTGTAGTCATAAACCGGAGCAGCTTCTTCTTCAGATACAGGAACATCTTCCGCACCAACAACGTCGTGCTGCGGGGTAGAAAGAGGTTCGGCGACGCTACGTAACAAGTAGTCCAGTTCCTTGTGATCGAAACCGGCGTTTTCGATATCAATCCCACCAGACACCATTTCCTGCAATTTCGCCGAAAGCTGATCGAAGTCCCAGGTGCTTTCTTCACCAACCCGGTTATCGGCGATATTGTAAGCGATGGCTTCGGCTTCGGTCATATCCAGTTCGATTACCGGAACCTTTTTGAAACCTAATTCAAGCGCAGCAGTGTAGCGCTGATGCCCGGCGATAATCTTCATTGTGCCCTTCCTGACAAGGATCGGGTTGGTCCAACCAAAATCACGGATCGAGGCTTTTATCTTATCCAGCCCTTTCCGTGATATTCTACGAGGATTTTTAATGCTCGGAGTAATTTTATCAATACTAACTTCCCTGATTGTAAGCAATGTGCGCTAAACCCTCCTTAGAAAATCATAAGCCGATTCGATTAACTTGCCTGCCTCGGCAACCGCACCCGGATCATACCGATATACATACTCCCAACAGTCATGCAGCGAACTGCCCTGCCTCGGTATGCTCGAATACGGCCCCGTTCCCAGGATGAAACCTTTTTCATAAAAATAGAATTTTGGTAGGGGGATATTGATGTTGTTCCAAACGTCCAGCCATTCTTTCTGGGTGGAGTTCTGTTTTCTGCGTATCATGCCGCCACTGCCTTTTTTCTCTCATAGCAAGCCCAAACCAAGGCAAACAAAATTGCTCCTATTACAATGAATATTCTTACCGTGCCCATAAGTGTCCAGACCCCCATAACCCCTAACGGGATCACGTATTGCCACGCCAAAACAGTAGCTATGTTTACAAATATCCCAAAAGTTCGCCCAAAGGTAATGTAGATGCTGTATAGGAACGATGATATGGTGGATACCGCAATTAGGGTGATAAGGAACGCTTTAACTAAGTTTAGGGCAGGGCTAAAGTGAGTAAACGCCAGCAAAAATACAAAGCATAGGTAGATGCCGAACAGCAGGCCGCCTATCGTGAAAGCACGGGTCACGTTGATTTTTTTGATACCGTCCTTGTTGTGCTCATTGTAATCCAGTATTCCAAAGAAATACGGGTATAAAAAAGCCCCCGGTAACAGAAGGATCGCCTTCTCGATCCCGACGGCTGAGTTTTTTGCCCCCCATGCAAGGCTAACCATGTTCCCTTGTGAATAGATGATTGCGAGGATAGTTAAGGCGAGGATAGTTACGTAAACGCCAAACCAGCTTGCATGATCGGTCAACACGTTTCGTATCATGCCGTATCTGACAAGCAGGATGATGAACACTATAGCCACGACGTAGGCCAGCCACATTCCAAAGGTTCCGGTTAGCGCTGTATCAACGAAGATTGCCTGTATCCCGTTCATGTTTACCCATACCTGGAATATGCAGACGATACCGACCAACAAGTGCATTGTCTTGCTG